TAGCAGCTGCTTCACAAATCACTATGAGTACAGTTGATGGCACACTGTTATCAATGAAAGGTGTAGATGGAGCTACTAATGTCGGAAATAAAACATTTAAAGCTAATGGAACAGATGAAAATGCGACTGATGGTATTGTTTCAATTGTGAATGCAAATTTAGCTGGTAAAGTGACAGCTACAAATTCAGGTAACCAAGTGCTTTTAACTGCTGACAAACCTGGTCCTGATGGTAACACAGCTAAAATTTCTGCAACTCTTTTAATACCAGATACAGTAAGTCTTAATGGTATAGCTACTAATAGTTCAGCAAGTGCAGGATATGGATTTTTCACTGGTGGATAATCTATTATTGTTTTAAAACAACTTAAAGGGTGGGAAATATCTCACCCTTTTTTGTTTTCTTGATATTTATATATGAAGAATAATACCCATTTGGAGAATATGAATGTCGAAATTTTTATTTTTATACTCAGAGCCAACATCAGCTTTACAAGTTACAGGTTCAACACCACACGGAATTTATGATGCAGATTCTGAATTTCAAACCGATAGTTTAACCACTTGTAAATATGTTGCAAGTAAACTTGGACATCCAGTGATGCAACTTGAATTTAATAGTGGTTCTATATATGCTTGTTTTGAAGAAGCAGTATCGGAATACTCACAACAAATCAATCATTACAATACAAAGAATTGGATGTGGGAACATTATGGAAATAATAGTACTGGTTCTAATTTTAGTTCAACTGGTTCTCATCAGGCTGAAACATCAGTTGGAGGATTATCTTTTACACTATCTGAACAATATGGACAATTTGCAAATGTTGGAGGTAATGCTACGATGTTTACAGGTTCAATTGTGATAACTGGCTCTCAGCAAGTATATGATTTACCAACCGAGGCTATTTTAGAATCAAGTATTACCACTGGTGATAGACTTGAAGTTCAAAGAGTTTTTAATGAGGGGCCTGCTGCTATATCTAAATTCTATGACCCATTTGCTGGAACTTATGATAATATTGAATTATTGGATTCATTTGGATTCGGTAATGTATCACCAGCAGTATCTTATATATTAAGACCAATATCATATGATTTAGCTAGAGCAAATGCAATTGAAACAAATGACTTGGTTAGAAAGTCTGCATATTCATTTGAGTTAATAAATAACAAATTAAGACTTTTTCCAAGACCAGAATCAGATGATGATGGTGAAAAAATATATTTTCATTATTACAAACGAAATGATAGAATTGATGTAACACAAGATTTTACACTAAATAAAGTATCAGACCCAAGTAATATTCCATATAAATTTATTACCTATTCAGAGGTTAACTCAATGGGTAGAAATTGGATTCGTAAATACACATTAGCATTGTCAAAAGAATTATTAGGAATCATAAGAAGTAAGTATGCAGCTTTACCATTACCAAATGGTGAAGTGAATATGGATGGTGAGGCGTTGAAATCAGAGGGTAGAGAAGAGAAAGCAAATCTATTAGAGGAATTAAATACATTCTTAGAGGCCGTGAGTAAAAAAGAACAAGCAGCTACTGAACAAGAAGTTGCTAATTCTCAACAAGAAGTATTGAATAAAGCACCATTAAAAATATACATAGGATAATGTAATGAGTCAAACAAAACCATTTTTTATACCACAAAAAGAATTTGATTTAATTAATCAAATGAATGAAGAATTGATAGATGAAATTGTTGGACAATCAGTTGATATTTATAAAGTAAATATTGATAAAACAGATGATAATGTTTATGGGGAATCAACAACTAAATATTATGATATTGGATTCAGAGTAAATTGTTTAATTAATTACAATGAACCTGAGGTGGAACAGACAGAATTTGGTGCTGATTTAAATTCTTCAATTGAAATGTTTTTTCAAAGAGAAAATTTATCAAGTGGTTCATTGAATTTTTATCCTGAAATTGGTGACATTGTGGATTGGAATGATTATTATTGGGAAATCAATGGAACAACAGAGCCACAATTATTTGCAGGACATCCAAACTTTAAACACAACATTGTAGCAACAGCACATCGTTCAAGATTATCATCGTTACAAATAGAAGAAAGGCCAAGATAATGCCAAACAAAGCAGCTAAATTAAGAAAACAAGAAAGAAGAAAGAAAAACGATTTATTGAATAAATTTGGTAGAACTAAAAAACAAATAGCTAGAATTAAAAAGAGGAAATAATGAGTTTAGATTTATTAAAAGAAAGATTTGGTGGTAGTAAATCCACAGATAAAAAAGAATCAGATAAACAAAAACTAAATGAGATGTTTATTTCTAAACCTACGGGAGATATAAAATCTTTTAAAGCTCAATATCAAGATGAGTTAGCAGAAAAAGATAGAATTATTGAAAACTTAAAACAAGAATTAAATTCACAATGGTTAACAAATC